TTATTTCAGTAGCTCTTGAAAGATGGTACTGCACGAAATTCGGGTCATACTGCTCCGGCATCTCTCCGGTAATCTCAGACTCCGAGTTCTGGCGAGCATACGAATATCGCTGAGCCCTCTCATTATCATCTCCTCCACTCAGGACGTAATGCGCGATACGGCCAACCTTGTCAATCTGTGAAGAGGTTGACTTCCTCTCGTTCTCGTCCATAGCCCCGAAAGCATCGACAATTCGTTTCCCCTCCTCGGGGTCAAGCGTTATGAACTGTCTGGTAGCCTTCTCGTCACCGGCTGCAATCTGGTTTCGAAGCTCATTTTTCTTGTCGTCTTTCAGCTTCTTCTTATACCCGGAAATGAGGTTCGCGACAGGAGCGGCATCTATAAGCTGCCCCTGCTGCGGGATTATCTGCTGTACGAGCGGCATTGTCATATTTAAAGCAGTATCGAACTGCCAACTTTAAAGAGGTTGTTAACAAGATTTCCGTTAGCATTGGCTTTCTGAGTAGCATAGTTCGCCTGAGCGTTGCCGATGTTGGTGTACATGTTCGCCAGTGCCGTCCCCTGTGTGCCAAGGGCATTGGAAATCTGTCCACCTGTATTCGTACCAGAATTCTGGATGGAAGCATTTGCTGTCTGACCTGATCCGGACTGTCCGGCAAGGATGTTGTAGGTATTCTGTTTCTGGGCAACTCCACTGTTATACTCGGTGAGCTGATTGCTGTACTCCCGATCATAAACCTGATCATACTCCTGAGAAGCAAGCTCCCCGGCATACCCTGCAGCCCGCTTCAACTGCCCTCCAGAAAGTAAGTTCCCCTTGGCAGCCGCAGAATTATCAATAGCCTTCAGGCCCTCGGACAACCGAAACTTGTAACCGGGATCCTTGGTAACGTCAACCTTGCTTTCATCGAATTTGAACTGTCCGATATCAAAAGAACCATCGGCAATCCCCTTCTGAATCGAAGCAATAGCCGACTTTCCAGCCTCGTACCAGGGCATGGAAAGGCTCTTTTGATCCTCATACAGCTCCTTGTTGAACGCAATAGTCTTATCCGTTGCCTTCAGTATCGCATCTGCCGATAACTTGGCTGCTTTTATCTGCGCCTGTGCCGCGTCCTTTGCCCCACCATCACCAAACAACCCGCTCATATGATGTAAATATTTCCAATGTGTCTGTACCGCTTTGCCATAACCGGATCAGCTCCCGTTTTCCGGTAGCTCATCGCCCGTACCTCCCCGCTATGTATCCCTTTCACCGTTCTTAACAAACGGCCTAATATGCCCGAACACCTTTTCTCCGGCACCACATACGCCATCAGAATAATCCAGTACCCGCCATTCCAGTGAAACAGATCCTCACACCGGTCAACCACCATGAACCCGCCTCCCGGAACGCCATAAACATGACCATGCTCGACCAGTCCGGCCAAATACAGCCGAAGCGTTTCCTTATCCCGAACAAACCCCTCAACCTCTCTGAAATACCCCGGCAACATGCCAAGCACCTCACCGAACAGGGAGGAACCAACGCTCAACCGCTCAACTGTCATCGAATCACCCCAGCTTTTTGCAATGCAACAAGCAGGTTGTTGAAATCAGCTCGAAGCTCTTCGAGCGTCTCCGCCAAACTATCAGCAACTTCGGGTACTTCGAGCCCCTTCAGCCTCCGCCAGATTGACTGCATAAAATCACCCATCGCCCTGGTCGGCATCCCCTGACGATCAACAAGAGGGGTATGGATTGGAGGAGGATCGACCCTTGCCATGTCACTGTATGTCTGCGTAAAGGCCCTGAATAACGACCTTCACTGGTGATGAAATAGAAACCCTGAACAGCCGTTGCAAAAACACGCCCAGCCTGTTCACCTTCAAGCGAGCCTTCCTCTCTCCAATCTTCCCGAGAGAACGCCAGTGTTCATTGCTCCAGCTCTTACCCTCATCGTCAGACCAGGTAAACACGGCCTGCGGATCGGCACCTTTCCCCGAAACCCTTCCAACACCATGCAGCACATCAAGCTCGATGCTCTTTACTGTCACGTTCCTTCCTCCGTTGTAGAGCACGGGAAACCGCACCTCTCGGGTAATGCATGTTCCATGATCATCTGCAGCGTTCAGATCAAGCGAATAAATCATTCCGCTCTGGAAATCCCCCACAAGATTCAGGGTTCCAAACCGGACATGACAGGATGCAGGAACCCGCCCAAATCCGCGATGCTCACGTTCATGCCACAAGCCCGTTGTCGCATCAAAACACCATGTTTTCCGCTGAGAAGGAAAGGTCAGTACATAAAAGGAATGGCCCTCATCGATGTAGGTGAATGCCTCTGCGTCATCGATACGCCCTTTCTTGATATCGTACTCGACAGAATGAGTACTTATCCGCTCAGGAGTGTAGCCGATAAACCGGTACACCGTCGCATCATCACCAAGCCAGTACACCGAACTTCCCGTCTTGGCAATACTGTGAACGGCAGCACATCCCTTGTCCACAATGCCGCCCTGAATCCGCTCAAACGTAAACGATCCGTCACCGCTGTTGTACCAGAACTCGATGGTTTTCTTTCCTGGTAAAATCAGGTACCTGCTATCCGAAATGCACCCAAGAAGATTATCTGAAGAGCTTTCCGCCGTAGCGAAATCAAGAGGATCAAGCGTCACATCAAGAAGTCCAGAAATGAAAAACTGCCCGGTATCTTTCCGATTGAACACGAACCGGCTATCATGGACGGTCACGGTATTGGCCGGATACCATCCGTCTCCGGAAAATTCGGTTACCCCTGTTTCCGGATGGAACCAATACCCTTTCAATCCATCCACAAAAGCAATCTGCACCCCATTGGTGGCCATCCAGACTTTTCCGGCAATCGTCACGTTGCCAAGATCAAGCAATGAGCCATCATAAGCCACCCGGTACAGGTTTGTCGCCGTCACGGCATACACAAAGCCTGCATGCTCGATCATACCGTAAACCGGAGCCGTTGGCAGCTTGACAAACGGAGCAAGGCCAGGAGTACCGATCAACACCGCCGGAGTTTTCTTTGAAGAAGGAACCTGCTCAGCATACAGGTTCACCAGTCGGCATCCAGTAGCTATTTCCGCCCTGCCTTCGGACGAATCAACAGTAAGAGGTATCGGCTTAAGCATTAGACCTCAGTGCCATTGTAGATGTCATAATATCCGCCCCGACCCAACAGGATTGGATCGAAGGTCATATCTGCTGGCGGTCTTGCTGCTGCATGGGTCTGCTTGATCGCCTCAATAGCCTCGCCGGCCCCAGCCACAAGCATTCTGCTCGGCTGCAAGCCGGCATCCTCGCGCATGTAGACCGCCACGTTCAACCGAATAGCCATCTCATAGCCTGCAGGCAAAGCAAGCACATCGTCCAACGAACTGAATGCAATCGCCCCGGTATCAGGGACAAGAAGCGGTTGCAAACCCCACAGCTCCAGCATTTGCCGGGCATAATCAAATGTATCCTGCACATCTTCCGGTGCCGGAGACTCACCAGCCGCCAATAGACCGGACGAACGCAGAGCCTGCGTCATCAAATCGCGAACTGATGCCATTACTTGTTGCCCTTTTTGCTGGTTGGGGTTAAAGGCTCAACTGGCGGTTCAGGAATCTCCACCGGTACGTCAAGACGAAGTACAACCGGCCTGCCGTCGTTGACTCCCTCGATCACGGCTATATCGCCATCTTTTATATTGCCAACTGGCCAGTCAAGAAGAGGTACCTCGGGCTCCGGATCAGGAACTACAGGGGAATCGCACCAGCCGGCAAGACGCAAAGCCTTCATATCGTCGGATGCTGCGTCGAATAGCTTCATACCTTCGGTTTTATGGAAAAGGTAGGTGGGTTGTTTCATGGTAGGTCACGTTTTACTGTTATGAAAGTTGATGTTCCCGCAGGGAATCGAACCCTGATAGCCACCGCCCCGCCTATGTCTGTCGCGGTTCTGCTCTTCGCAAGGGTGGAACTCTACCAATTGAGCTACAGAAACATTTCAGGCCGGGAACACTTTGCCCCGGCCCTACTCGAAAAAACAAGGCTCAGAGAACTGCAGAATAGATGCGATGAGCAAGCTCAGGCATCAGCGAATCAACGCCCCATACCGCGTCCACGCGATATACCTGCATGTCCTCAGTGATGTCGTAGGCTGCCGTCATCGACAAAGAAAGACCGGTCTCCTCATCTGAAATGCGTGCTTTGACCGAAGCAGACTCAGGGAGTTCTTTCTCAACCATGCACAGCGTGGCGGCGTCACGGTGGAACAACACGTTCTGCCTGTAATACAAGTTTGCTGTACCGATAACCGTAATAGGAGCATTATCCGCAGGGGCATTGCTCACGTTCTGGTATGCCCCAAGGGACACCGTTTCACCTGCAGGATTGGTCATGGTCAACGTACCGTCATTGATTTCCGGGCTGATCTTGATAGACGAAGCTCCTGCTCCGCTCGAAGAAGCAATCTCTGTAACCACGAAGGTCTGCAGACGACCCGTACTTAACCTTGTCTGCGGATGGATTGCATACACTCCTGCAATAGAAAAAGAATCACCAACACGAAGCAACTCAGTCTTACTTGCCGTCCATCCATCAGTAACGAGAGTACTCCCTTTCTGACCAGCACCATTAACAAGTGGAGTGCCACCATAATCGCCGACACGATGCACCGGCATCACTGCCGAACGGTACATATCGATATCGGCAATTTTGCCATAGTACCCTTTCTGAACCGCTCCTTTAACAAGCTCTTCATTGTACTTTCCCTTCATCTCCTTGTCAATCGCACCTCCATCTCGGGTATTCAGAATACCAGTACGCATACCGTCCTCGGGGACGGCCACTTCGGTCATATAGCCAGAAGCGTCCGTGATCATGTCACTATTGATCTGCGTTCCTGGTGATCCAGATACGTTGTAGGTCTTTCGCACGAGACATTCCAACACGGACTGCTCGATGTCAACACCAAGCTGAGCAACGCCAGACTGCAAATACCTGGACTTAAAATTCCGCATACTCAGCGTCCTGTCCCTCTGTGTGAACTGCAGGCCAAAGTTCCGTTGCCTTGTGATCTGAAACGGCACTTTCTGATCAGCCATTGGCTGTATCGAGAGCGTACGCCCTTCACTGGTCTTGGTTTTGAAAGGCTTCTCGATGGAAATGGTATCGCCAACCTTGCCAAAATGCTTCTCAAGATTCCTGTGGACCCTTTTAACGCCAACAGAAGTTGACTTAAGGATCCTCAACATTTCGCGCAGGATAAGGTCGTCGGTTAAAAAGACATTACCCTCTTCACCCTGTACACTCATAATTCAAAATTTGTATGGTTGTCCTGATTATTACAGCCACCCGTCATGCACTGCATCCTTTTCCTGAGCTGCGCGCAATGCCTCATACTCCGCTTGGCTCGCCACATTCTTGAGCGTACGCGGAACATCGCCACTGCCGCCAACGGGATCAATCGGCGGGGGAGCTGTCGTTGTTTTCTTGGTTGGTTTCGGAGGTGCAGCGTTCAGTTTCGCCTCGATCTTGCCGATCTCCTTTGCTTGTGCAGCTGCGGATAACCCGACAAGTCTTGCAGTCTCATCCTTGTGCGTAGCGAGGTAATAAGTTACATCCTCCGGATTTTCGCACTCCGCGACAGCAAAAAGCATCGCATCAGTTTGATAAAAATCCTGAGCGTTAATCACCTGCTCGAAATCAGCATACTTTCGCTTGCCGTAATCGAACGAGTCCCGAATCGATTCAATAGCATCCTTAACCTCGGGAGCAATTTCTTTTGCAGGCGCTTCCCTTGCCTGCTGTGCGTGCTGACTACCATTCTGGCGCTCCTTGTACTCCTTTTCGGCCTTCAGGTAATCATCGGAGTTGTCGAAATCGAAAATGTCAGGTTCCTTATCCTGAGTAGCATCATTGGTAAGCTTCGCCCTCAACTCTTCATTCTCGCGCCGAAGATCGTGCTTTTCCTTTGTGAGCCTGTCAATTCTCTTCTGAAGTCTTGGCTTGTGCTCTTCGCCGCCGGCTTCATGAGTAGAGGTATCGTCCGTTTTCCCGGTTGCCGAATCCTGGGAGGGAGTAGCGTCCCCTTTTTGTTCTGCATCAGCCTGCTTGGTATCGCCTTCCGGCTTTACCTCTGCCTGCTGCTGCGCGGCCTGCTGTTGCGCTTCGGGAGGAGCATCGCTGAACGTCACGGTAAAACGCTCCTCTTCGGCTGTGTGCAGCCCCTGCTGCTGAGTGGTCTGGTTGTCTGTCATCACGGTTGCGCATTTGTTGCGGAAATAGCCTGGTGAACTGCCACCAGTAGCATTTCCGAAAAGCGTACAACCGTTTTCAATTCATACCAATGGGGAATTTTTTCTTGGCAATAAAAAAGCCGGGAGAGGATCCCGGCTTCATACTTTACGCTGCCACCTGCGACTGCATAATCTCCGAGAGAGCGTCCGCCACGAGGTTACGCACCGTCTCCTCGATGCTTCCCGGTCCAGCAATGGATGCCTGCATCTGAATTTCAAGGATCTTCGCCTGTGCCTCCACGGTCTTGGCCTGTGCCATCGCCTCATCTGCTTTGGCTTTTGCTATGTCGGCCTGCGCTCTCGCCATTTCTGCTTGTGCCTCCGGGGATGGTTGAGGCGGCTCGATCCCATCTTCCTGCATCTCCTGTTCGGAGAGCGTCCCATTCGGCAGTATCTTCTTCAGCCTCTTTGCAATCTCATCCGCGCCCGGCCAGTCCATATTCTTCGCGATCAAATCCAGAATCACGCCGCCGGCAGCCGGAACAGCCTGAACGAACTGCATCAAGCTATCAGCTGCTTCGAGCCTCAAAGTCTGATAACTCGGGCCCGTGTTTACGGTGCAATCGTATTTGCCGGCAGAAATGTCATGTATGAGAACAGGCTGCCCTGTCTGCTGGTCGATCACCGTTTTGTTGATCGTCACCCAGTCCTCTTTTCCGTCCTGGAATTTCAGGCGGATGATCCGCTCTGAATCGTACACGCGTGGAATTGCATCAATCAGGAGCTTACCAACCCGGCGAAGCGCCCTGCTCAGGTTGTCGATGTATGCGAAAGTTCCTCGATCCCCCTGTCGTTGACGGGCAAGTATAGCCTTCCCGCTCGTCTCATTGCCCTGATTGCCCATGGATGCGTCATACAAGCCCGTCGTCGCCTTGATCTCGTCGGAACCGGCCAATGCAAGCTGCAACTCTGCGGCCGGCATCGATGGTGGTGGCACCTCACGAGGAGGCGGCACATCAACCCGGTGCTTGTATCGAAGCAAAGGCTTTGCGGAGGTGTTAGCGTTGGCCCACTCATTTTCAAGCCCTTCGACACTCTTGGCGTCAGCGATATACTT